CGATGGCTGATCGGGTGGTTTTCGTTCCTTCACCAGCACCAAGTACAGGATGAAGAGCACGAAAGCGGCTGCCAGGTAGGGAGCCAGGAGTGTGATGGCGGCGGTGACAATCATCAACGCCGCCACACACAAGGCTACCCCGATGAGTAGCCGAACCACGATCAGTTCGTGGGCTTGGTCAGGTTCGCGAACAGCGAACGGGTCGGTGCGGGTGCCGGAGCATCCTCGGTCGCCGTCGCATCATCGCTCGTCAGGCCGGTCGTTTCCGGGGTCGGCGTATAGTCGACTTCCGGTTCGTCTTCGGCTTCGACCGCAGGCTCGGTTGCAGCAGCTTCGGCAGCCAGGGCTGCTTCGCTGTTGGGTTCCGGCTCCGGCTCGGGCTCAGGATCGCCCGCCGTCGTCATGTTGTCGAACAGCGAACGCTTGGCCTTGGTCTGCGTGCTGGCGTCCGTTGCCGGAGCGTCCGCAGCAGGCGTCTCGACTGCCGTCTCGACAGGGGTTTCGACCGGCTGGTCTGCGACGACCGTGCCGGTCTCCGCAGGTGCATCGACGACCTCGGGGGTGTCGACCGTGTTGGCCTGGACTTCGGTTTCGGCCTGCGCCTCGGCTTCGTTCTGATCGACCGCATCGGCGATCATCTCGGGTGCCGGGGTCTCCGGTTCCGGTTCGACCTGGGTATCGGCCGAAGCCTCGACCTGGGTGGTCTCGGCGGTCTCGTGGGCCGGATGGGCCTCGATCGCGTCGGTCGATGCCGTCGTTGCCGTGCTCGTGCTGGCAGGCGTTACGTCGGGCTTGGGCAGGTTCTTCGAGCCAGCCGGACGACCCCGACGACGGGGTGCCTTGGCTTCTGCACGAGCAGCGTCGATCTTGCCCACGATGTCCAGGCCCTCGGCCCGTGCATCTTCGGTCGGCTCGACGCGATCGTCGACGGCCCGCGAACCCTCGGGCTCGTCCATCTGAAGCAGATCGATCTCGGCGGTATAGCCCTGTTCGCCACGGGTGGCCTTCAGGTCGATGTCCACACGGACATCATCGGGGACCTTCACGGTGTCGAGGATGAAATCCTCGATCGCCATCAAGATCTCCTGTTCGGTCAGGATAACACGCATTGTCTTCAAACCTCCTTGTACAATCGCAGAATATTGTTGAACATGGGGGTGCGTACACCCGCATGGATAGTGCCGATCGCATCTGCGACGTGTTCTGCTTTCGCCACTACGCGGCTCCCTTGCCTGGGAAAATTGGCGTCCGGATAGAACGCCAATGCTGCCTCGATCATCTGTGCCTTGGTTGCTGTCTTGATGCCAGCGAGTGCGAGTTTGACCTCGATCGCCGTCACCTCGATCAGTGAAATTCCCTCGGCTCGGATGCTGCCCAGGATCCCGACACAGACGCCGTAAGACCCCATAGCACGGGCTGACTGGGAACCAACAGGAACCTCAACGAAGATAATCTTGCTGCGTCGAGCTACCTCCAAGGCAACTTTGGCGAGCTGTTCCGCTTCGTGGAGGTCCATGGAATTCTGCCGGACCTGCTTATGCTTCAGGCGTTCTGGTTCCAGCAGCGTGAGCTTCGGTGTGTCCAGAATGCCTGTCGACATATCCAGCATGGCTTCAGCGATGCCCCAATGGGTGAGGCTCGGATCGAAACCGGCGACTGGAATTTTCATGTGTCAGATCCAAAAGAAAGGCCCCTGTCACTAGGACAGGGGCCGCTCTTACGAGGTAACTAGAGGGGATGCAATATCCCGATTAGTTACCGCCGAACAGGCTGCTCCGGGGTGCCTGACCCGTGGAATTGCCGCCCGACTGCGGAGCACCGCCGCCCGGACGACCTGCTGCACCGTTGCCGGCCGCCTTGGTCGTCTTGTCACGGGTCACGCCCTTGTTGCGCTCGACCCACTTGTCCCAGAATTCCGGCACCGTGTCCGGGTTCTTCTGGCGGGCCTGCGCCTCGTGGACGGTCATCTTCGACGCGGTGTGGAACACCTTGTCGATGTTGTTGACGTCTCGCGTCGAACCATCGGCCTTGGGGACATAGGCGTCGCCGACCTTCTCGGTCTGGCTCTCGGTCGAACGCACGATCGCGAGGCTGACTTCCTGGCCGAGCAGCTCGGTGAGGACCGGAACCGACTTCGGCAGTTCTTTCTTCTGCTCGGGATCGTAGATGTTGACCATCTTGTCCTCGCCCTGCATCTCGTGCAGCTCCTTGCCGACCGTGACCTGGCAGAGGTGGTTCATCTGAATGAAGCCGGGCAGCTGATTCTTCTTGCCGTCCTTGGTGTAGAAGTTCTCGCCCTTGCGATTGGTGATGTAGATCGTCTCGCGATATTCGCGATCGCCGAAGTCACCACCGGCGAGGATCAGGGTGACCGAACGGGCACCGCCTGCCGACTGGCCTGCATAGGCCATCTTGATCTTGCCGGTGTAGACATCGGTGTCGATCGCGCCGAAGTTACCGCCGAGGCGATCCTCGGTTGCTTCCAGGCCGTCCGTGGTGAGATTTCCGAAAAGGCTCGTCATGTTTTCTTTGTCTTTCTTTGTGCTCTAGCTTTTACGTTTTCGTTTATTCGTAGAAAGCCTTCAGGTGATCCAGCAGGAGCTGGGTATCGGGGTCGATGAAGGACTGTCCTCGGGAGAACATTCCCATCGGCGACCGAATGCGTTCGCCGACCGTCGTCTTGGTCAGGCGTGTCTGGAATACGTGCTTGTACCCCAGGATCTCGTCGTCCTCGTCGATGTGAAGCAAGTCGGACCTGTACGGTTCGAGGTCCTTCAGCGTCATACGCTTCGGAGACACGACCGTCGAGAAATAGGCTTCGATGCCCTGGTTCTTCAGAGCGCCCTTGACGGGCACGCTGACATCCATGCTCAGCGTCGCCTCGTTATAGGTGGCGAGCGTGTGAGCGATGATGACCACAGGCTTGCGGAAGGCCGGGACCTTCTGCTGCATGAGGATCTTCCAGAACTGGGCATAGGCTGCCCATCCAGCCATCGTGTTGGCAGAGCCGACGATGTACTGGGTCTCGAACATATCCATCAGGAACGTCGAGCTGTCGAGCGCAATGCCGTCATAATCGTCGATATGGGCGGCAGCGTGATCGAAGCCTTCATGGACCTGGTACGGGTCCGTGATGACGAACTGCTGGAATTCGTTCTTGAACGGCAGGCGTTTGCCCGCCTCGGCATTCAGGTACATCCACCGTCCCTGATTGCGGATATTCCGCAGGGAGGCGGACTTGCCTGTGGTGGATGCACCCGAGATCAGAACAAGCTGATCGTTGGGGGCCACCGGTGCGTCCGGGTTATCCGACATATTCTTCTCCTGGTTCCGATCTGAGTGTCAGACAGTCCGGGAAAACCATCTGACACTCATCTCGCGGTTACTCAGTTGGGGGTGAAGCGTTTCGCAACGGTCACCATCACCGTGCTGTCGAGCTCGCTCTGCGTGAGCGGGTTGTTCAGCTTCTGGTTGAAGGCCGTGACTGCCTGGCCAACGCCTAGCAGATCCATGCCTCCGTCGACCAGAGCCAGGGCGAACCGGATCATGTTGTTGTTCCGATTGCCGGTGGCAATACGCACGGCGAACCAGCGTTCCAGGTTGTCGAGGCTTTCGAGCTTCTGGCTCTGGTTCTTGTACGCCTCGTTGCGGCTGGTCTTCGGGATGAAGTCCAGTGCGTCGAGCAGCTCGCCTTCCAGATTATAATGGAATTGCGCCCCTTCATACTCACCGAGGGTCTCGTTGAGTACGCCGGGATTGCTCATCCACTTCTTCGATCGCTGGTTGCTGGCATCGTCGATCTTGAACGGCAGCCATGACATGACGCAGTTCATGAATTCCTTGTACTCGTCAGAGTCGAGCTCAAGGTGGTAATTGATCGGCATGACCAGACGGAACCGGTGATTATCCGGAGTGTGTCGCTTGGTCGTGTACGTCAGGAACTTGTATTCCTTCAGCAACTCATGGACAGCATCGAGCGTGATGCCGCCGTCGACGTCGAGCACGATCATGTTGAAGCCCGGGTTGACGTTTTCTTCCGCCCGATGCTCGTTCTTGAACGTGTGGTTGGACCAGTGGTAGTCCGGTGCTTGCATCAGCAGATGAAGCTGATCGAACGGCACC